ATGAGGTTCCCGAAAGCGCGGCGGACTTGCTCCCCGAAGAGTACGCGGCTGGCGATACGATATACTCCAGCATTAGCGAGTCAGCTCGGCTCGACCAGGCCGACCAGCGGAGTCAGGCGGAAGAGGAAGCCCCGTTGTTCTCAGGGGCGGCGGCGGAATGAAAGCGACCATTTACATCGGTGATGTGTTGGAGCGGCTGCGCGAGCTGCCGGACGAGAGTGTGCATTGCGTGGTGACCTCTCCTCCGTATTGGAATATGCGCGACTACGGGAACGAAGGTCAGATAGGACTCGAAGAAACCCCTTCCGAGTATGTCAAGAAGATTGCGGAAGTCTTCTCTGAGGTTTACAGGGTGTTGAGGAGCGACGGAACCTGTTGGATAGACATTGGTGACGGATATGCCGCGAATCGCGGAAACCAAGTGCCCGACGGAAAATGGGTGGACGTAGGAAATTCAAAAGGAATGAACGCCGCAAACATGGGGCTAAAACCCAAAGACCTCATCGGTATGCCGTGGCGCATCGCCTTTGCTCTCCAAGAGGGTGGATGGTATCTACGCTCCGATATTATTTGGGCGAAGCCAAACGGGATGCCGGGGTCGCAAACCGACCGTTGTACCAATTCCCACGAATATGTTTTTTTGCTAACGAAATCGTCGAAATACTGGAGCGACTTCGATGCCATCAAAACCCCTCCACGCGAGTCCTCTATGGTTCGTCTCGCGCAGGATATTCAATCTCAGGCTGGCAGTCATCGCGCCAACGGAGGGGCCAAAACCAACGGCCCGATGAAAGCGGTTGCGAAAACAGACAAGCAGGGGGGTCACTCGCGTCGCCACGCAGGGTTCAACGACCGATGGGATTTGATGACCCACGCGGAGCAGATGTCAACTCCAGCCATGATGCGCGATGTTTGGTTCATTCCTCCAGCGTCTTTCGAGGAAGCGCATTTCGCCGTCATGCCGGACGAGCTTGCGCGCCGGTGTATTCTTGCCGGATGCCCCGAAGACGGAGTGGTACTCGATCCATTCTCAGGAAGCGGAACGACCGGACTTGTCGCAATGCGCTACCACCGTGACTTCATCGGGATCGAACTCAACCCCGACTATGCGAGAATGGCAGAACGTCGAATCGGCGACGAAATCCCACTGTTTACCGGAGTCGAAGTGATTGGCGCGAAGCCGGTACTGGTCAAGAGCGTGGCGTAATGGCAACCAACACATCTCTGGCACTTCTGGAATCTCCCCCCGGCTTCATAACGAAGACGACGAAGCGGGAGCGCGAACTCTGGCTGGGTAAAAAGAAGGGCTGGACAGACGACCAGCTTGCCGTTCGATTCAAGATGACAGAGTTGGCGGTGAAAGCCGCGATTGGGCGGCACGAACTCTGGCGCGCGCAGTTCGACAATGCCGAAGTCGATCTCGAAGTCAACCGCCTAATTATCGGCCAAGCCCTCCCGCAAGCAGCAAAAGTCCTCATCGGCGGCATGAAGGCAATGACGACCGAGAATGTCGGGCGCGGCAAGAAAGTCATCATGCGCAAGGTGGCCGACCACGCAACCCGGTTGAAGAGTGTCGAGATGATGAAGACCCTCATGGACACGACGCGGCCAAGGGGCGGCGGAATCCAATTCAATCAGCAAATCAATGCCGCCGGGGGCCAGCAAGACGGGGCGGTGAGCGGACGTGGATTCGACTACGAGACCCGGCTGCGCCAGATCCGCGAGAGCAAAGGGATTTCCAATGACGCGGGCATTCCCGATGCCGATTTCGAGGATGTGGAGCAGGGCGGGATCGCCGAAGAACTTGCGAAGATTGGCATTGAGATTCCAGGCGAGGACGAGGAAGACGACGAGGGTGAAGAGTGAGCATTGCTCGCAAAGACCCGACGTTGAACGATGCCATCGAATACCTCGATGACCTGTACATCCGCGCCGACAAGAACCAGAAGGTTGCCTACTCGATGCTGGACGACAGCGACAAGTCGTTCATCTACGGAGAGACTGAGCAGTGCTTAGACCTGCGCTACTATCTCGAAAATTATCACTGCATCCAAGATGAAAACGGAAACTGGAAGTCGTTCTATCCGTGGTTCGAGTATCAGGAGATTCTATACGAGGCCATCGAAGAGGAGTTGGCGGCGAACGGCCAGTGCAAGATCATTGTCGTGAAGCCGCGGCAGTCTGGAATCTCGACATGGACGGCAGCCGCGGTATTCCACCGCACTATCACCATGCCCCACTCTTACTCGATGATTGTCGGTCAGAACGGCGACACGTCAGAGCATCTTTACAACATGAGCATCAACGCCTATCACGCGCTGCCGTGGTGGATTCGCCCAGAGTTCCTTTACAAAACGAAGGGCGACGAAATTGTATTTCAGCGCGAGGATGACGCGGAACGGTCTGTGAATCCCGGACTCGGTTCGATCCTGAAATGCTCGAACGCAATGAAGATGAGCGGCGTTGCCATCGGAAGATCGTTAAGATCTCTTCACGGCTCGGAAGTTTCGAGATGGCCTGACGACGGCATGTTCGAGGCCGACATTAAGCCGTCAATGAACGCGCGAGACACATTCGCCATTCTGGAGTCCACGGGATTTGGACGGCAAGGATTCTTCTACGAGCACTGGCGCGGCTCGGTCGAGGGCGACACGGGATACCGCGCGGTCTTTATTCCCGTCTATCGGTCGAAGAAATACTACCTGCCATTCAATCGCAGGAATCCGGTCAAAAACGAGGCTTTGAGCAACGCTTTCACTCTTCGGGACGACGAAGAAAAATTCAATCTTCGCGTCGAGAAGGAAGAACATTTCAGCATCCCGAAAGAGTTCTGGAACTTCCACCGCATCGGAATGCTGGCCGCGAAGAGGGGACAAGCGAAAGCTGGATTTATCGAGTCGTATCCGCTCACCCCGGCGCAAGCGTTTCAGGCATCCGGCATCTGCGCATTCGACCGTGAATCCCTCGAAGAACAAGAGATGAAGTACATCTGCAAGCCGATCTTCGCGGGTGAGATTTCGCTGGCGTTCGACAACAAGACCCCGAACACCGACATGATCCGCGAGGTGATGGACGACGAGATTCTGCCGAAGCGCAAAGGGGATCGGCCATCGGCACGGCTTCACATCTGGGAGTTGCCAGAAGTCGGGGAGACGTACTACGTCGGTTCGGACTCAGCTCTCGGCGTTTACGGCGGCGACTACTCGGTAGCCTCTGTTTTCCGCTGCGGACAAGGCTCCGCTTCGGATACGCAGGTTGCCGAATGGTGGGGCCACTGCCCTCCAGAAGAGTTCGCGCGCATCAACTGCGCTCTCGGCTACTGGTACAACGGCGCGGAAGTTGCGACCGAGTATCAGGGTCCAGGCATCTCGACCGGTGACAAACTGGTGGAACTGGATTACCCGAACCTCTACCGTGAACGGATGAAGGACCGGCCCGGCGGCGCCTACAAACCATACTTCCACTTCGTCACGAACATCAAGACCCGCGACGCCATCATCTCGACAATGAACGAAGCCTTGCTGCACCACAACCGGAAGGGCGATCCCGGAGTAATTCTGCGCTCCGTCGAACTTCTGGACGAGATGATCGACTTCGGCTCGACCGGCGGCAGGATGGAGGGGCAAGGGAATCACGATGACAGCGTATTCGCGTTAATGATCGCGCTCTACTGCATGAGGGAGACGACAACTCACCTCAAAGGGACGGCGAACGACCGCTCTTCATCCGAGCATGTTGGCGACATCAAAGTCTACGGGGTCTACGACAACATCATGCGCCAGCGGGGGCAGTATCAGGATAGAATGGTTGCTCTGGGTGTCATCGAAGGCAAACCGGGCTGGACGGTGCAACCCATCCTGATCTGCAAGGCGAACACGATGTACTCTCCGACGTATGACGACCCAAACAGCGCGGAGTTCAAACTGCGACATGCGCATGGTTTATCATCGGATGAGATCGTGCCTGCACTGGTTTCGAGCTTCAAAGCGGCCTACGATCAAGCCGCGATTGGCGGCAATAGTTCCAACGATTCAGATTGGTAGACGAGGAGAACACGATGTCAGACCGAGCAATGATGTACTGCCCAACCTGCCGAAATCTGGCGAAACTCACCGGCAACGATTCATTGAACAGGATCGAACTGGTGCGCGACCCAGATGCTTTTCGCTGCCCTAATGGGCACCCTTTTACCAACTATGCCGAACTCATGGCGATGGAGCCGGAACTGATCCGACTCATCCCCAAGGAGACTCCCGGCCCGAACGATACGAAGGTAGAGGTCTGGGTCAACAAGGACATCTGGACTCAGTTCGCGGCCAAGTATCCGGCGCAACTCAACGCCACAGTCGAGTCGATTCTGAGACTCTACCTGGTCGGCGAGCCGGTCATCATCGACGGAGGACAGGCGGCGCATCTGCGGAAGTTGGGTGTCAAGACGGGAGCGGAGATGGTCGCTGCGCTCGAAGTTGCGAAGACGCTCGAAGCGCAGTTGCAGACGGCGGAAGAGAAGATTTCTCTCATGCAGTCCCTCTTCCAAGGGGCAGGCGTTCAGGTTCCAGTCTAAATTCTCTCGCGCTAACCCCCCACTCCGCAGTCGTTTCGCGGTAGGATGAAATCGACTATGGCCGCTGCCGAACTACTCAACGAAACGCCGGAGCAACGCCTCGAACATAAGGTGCTGGAATGGACTGAATCAGTCTACGAAGAGGCGGAGCGCGAACTTTCGGACTCGAAGGAACTCAAACTTACCGGCAAACTGATCGACTACATCGAAGGCCGCCAGTGGAGTCCGCAGGCCCGGTTTGGCCGGTCGCGCCCGGTCGAGAACCGCTTCGTTCGCCAGTTCATCGAGATGGTGGGGCAGTTGACCGACATCCTGCCAGACTTCAAAGTCACGTTCCATGACCATCCCGAAGGCTTCTCGGAACTCGAAAGCCTACTGAACCAGTACATCAGCCTTTGGGCGGAGAACACCGACTTCGAGGGAGACCTCAGCCAGACCGTAATTTACGGGCTGTTGCACACCGGCTATGGGAAAGTCCAGTGGAACCCCGCGCTCGCCAACGGCTACGGCGACAATGAGTACATTCCGGTTTCGCCGATCAACCTGATGGAAGTTGGCACTGACAACAAACTCAAAGAGGCGGAGTGCGTTATCTACCGCGTCCCCGTCACCCTTCAGTACCTCAAGCGGAAGTACGGCGACATCGCGGATTTCATTAAGCCCGACACGAACATGCAGAACCAGCCGGCGCAGATGATGCGCCCGGCGAAGATGTCTGCATCGCAGTGGTCGAAGCTCCCAAAGTCCCTCCAGAACATGCTCGGACAGAAGAAAGACGGCATGATCGGCACGAAGTACCCCATCGCGCTAATGAAAGAGTTCTGGTTCAAGGATGACGCGGAAAACGAGTCAAGCACGAGCTTCCGCGTCGGGCCGGAGAATGCGAACTGGAGCTACATTGTCGAGCCGGGAATGCCGATCTATCCGCGTGGCCGTCTCGTCGTCTCGGCGGGGAGAAAGATTCTTGCGGACAGTTGCAACCCCTACTGGCACGCTGGTCATCCGTTTGCGAAGTATCGGCCATACCGGATGCCGTGGAGCCGTTTTGGGTTGTCAAGTTTGGAGCCTGGGGCTGCAATTCAGAACATCCTGAACCGCATCAACGGCGGCGTGATGGATACCGTCAATGCCGCGATCGAGCCGACGCTAATTGCGCCGAAGGCCGCATTCTCCGACCAGTCGTGGGATTCGATGGACCCCGGCGCGCCCGGCGGGAAACTGCGATACAACAACAACACGCCGAAAGTTCCTGAGTTCCGCAAGCCGCCTGAGCTTGCTTCGTACGTTCTAGCCGTCAAGCAGGGACTCGAAAAAGAGCAGGACATGTCCTCCGGCTCCGCGGCGATTCAGCAGTCGTTGCAGAAGAAGCAGGTGCCGAGCGGAGATTCGCTCGACATGATTCTCAACAGCAAGTCCGTCAACATTCGCTTGATGGGGAAGAACCTCAAAAGCTATCTCACGGAAGTTGGCGCGATGACCGCTGCCAACATCATGCAATTTAGCCCAGTGAAGCGCAGGGCGCAATTATTCGGCGGAACAGGGATTCTGGATTCGGATTTCACAAAGTCGTATGGCGAGATGAAACCGGCGGGAATGGAGCCGGAAGAGTTTGTTAGAAGCATGTGCTTCAGTATTCGTAAATTGAATATGGCGGCAGAGCGAGCGGAAGAGTTGTCGGTATACGCAGCATTACGGAAAGGCAAGGACATCTCCAGAAAACGGATACTCCTGAAGTACGACCCGAACTTCCCCGTCAAAGAGAACGACGAAGAGCTACTCGCAGAGGCTCTGCAACAGGCTGGAGTTCAAGGTTTGGTTGGGGCGGCATCAGGCCAGGGGCACCACGGGAAATAGATAGGCGTTCCTGTTCTGGGGCGTACTCCCCGTGGTA